TGGAGCGGGTGAGGGGAATCGAACCCCCGTATTCAGCTTGGGAAGCATACGACGGCTTCCTATAACCCGCAGAAATCTCCCGTTTGAGGAGGTTTCTAATGCACGAACATCTGCCGAACAAATCGGGAATCGCGGGGGTTGTTGCCGCGGGTTTACCGCACCCCGAAACTCGCGCTTGGCCAACTGCCGAAACTACACGGCAGCGCCCCGGCGAGAGCGAGATCCGCTGGGCCAATCGCACCTTTGCACCGCACTTCCCCGGTGTGCACCTTTGCGGGTCTGATCATGAGGATAACCGTGTCTTCACGATCGCCAATTTCCCGGCTCGGAGCGACGAACAGGCCAAGGAGCTTTGGGACGCGCTGAAGGCAGAGTGCGAGGTTGAGGAAGAGGCTGGAGACTTCCTGGTCGACCTCAACACGGTCGCCGGTCACGAGGACGACTTCTGGTGTTCGCGCCAGATGCTCCCGCGGATTGAGGCTATCACCCGCCTCTCCACCCAAGGGGAGGCGCGCTAATGGCCGGCAGCGTCATCGTTCGTGGCGAGACCACCATCACCAGCGACGGCATGATCGAGCACGACGATCAGCCCATCACCTGGGAGGATGCAGACGCGCGCGTGGGTCGAAGGCTTGATCGGCGGCGGTCATGGGCTTTCGTCGAAGGCGGTCTATGCCGCTCGGTATCGTGGACCGCCGCTTGCTCGGGCTGCGGGTACGGCTTTGATAGCCGAGGCAGCGGCTGCCACGAGTGCGGCCATCACGGAGTCGTTCGGGAGGCCATGTGGGTTCCTGAGTCTGTTCAAGGGGCGGTAGCGGGCACGAACAGAAAGAAACTCGCACAATCTTTGCAGGTCCGAGCGACGTGTAAAGAAAACGGAGAAACCTTGCCATGAACCGTGACCCAAAGGTCTTCGCCGTCGCCCAGAGTGTGCCGGAGGATGCATGGTGCATCGTCCCGAATTGCCGGAAACGCGCGCCAGCGGATGAGGCTTTCTGTGCACGCCATAGGTCGACGTCCGCTTCACCTTCACCAGCGAATGACGACTTGGCTCGCCTGATCAAGACGCGCCTCTTAGGTGTGGCGCCCGACAGCCAAGACTTAGTGCTGGAGGATCGCGACTGGCTGCGCATCATCGCCGCCCTTGAAGGCGTGCGGGAGTGACCAAGGAACTCAAGCCGGGTGAGGTGAGGCTCGGCGGGCTCACAGCGCAAGAGTGGAACGAGGTTGCCCGCGTCGTCTGGACATGGCCGGGAATGAAGGTTTGCGATCACGACTTCGCGCAGACGGTCATCGAACGGGCAAACGGTAATGCCTTCCTCGCCAGCAAGGAGCAGCACGATGGGTGAACTAGTAAGCCTTCGCCAAGCCGAGCCACAGGGCAGCCACCTGTGCACGGTCGAGTTCTACCGGCAGCCGGATGGCTCAATCCGCAGCCGCCTCGTCTACATGGATGGCCCGCTGATCGAAACGACCGGTGACGACACAGCAAGCTGCATGCGGATCATCGCTGACTGGATGGCTGAGGGCGCGGTGGACATGAAGCGACAAAGCAGCGCTTTCCTACACCCCGCGCCCGATGTTACCGAGTCGCCATGACCGACGAACAACACCAGATCATCCGCAACGCCGTGAAGCTCCAACGCCAGGGCAGGGTGGGCGATAGTATCAGGCTGCGCATTCTGGCAGCAGAGCTAAAGACGATGCGGTTTGGACCGGAGATACGACATGACGCCACTCGCTAGAGCAGCCCGCGCCCTCGTCCTCAAGGAAAGCGGCACCGACAGCTTCGACGCGCTTGAGCCTGAGCTTCAGGAGCAGGTGATCGAGAGCGTAAAGGCGGTGCTGGAGGCGATCAGGGAGCCGAGTGATGCGATGCTAGACGCCGGTGACCACCTGATCGTACTTCGAGGTGAAGGGGTTCAGCCGATCTCCGTCTACCACACGATGATCGATGCGGCCATCGCTGAGGGCGCATGATGCAGATCACAGTCACCCCCGCTGGTATGTGGGCGGACATTCACGCAGATGCCCTCGCTTGGCACGACAGAGGCCGGAAGGATTGGACCGGCCATGCCGTCAAGTTAGGCGATGATCACGCCATTGTTGATCGCGTCGAGGACCGGGGCGACGGGGTTTGGCGTCTCCACCTGATCCAGACACCGGCTGAGAGCTAGTCCCTCATCTTCTCAAACATGCTCCGCCCATCGCAATAGAAGCGGTTCCAGCCTTCACAGCCCTCGGTGAGCCGGCACTTGGTGTGGCGATTCCATAAACTATACGACGCTCCCTTGAGAGCCGCCAGCCTCACCAAATCCACCACCACGAACGGGGCGTCACAGGTATCGCACCAGGCTCGCACCTCGCGTCCGGCAGCGATCAGGGCGCCAAGGCTCTCCGTCCAGGCAGGCCGGTTTCGATCCTTCTTCGGCATCAGTGCGGACCAGAGACACCAGCGTCCACGTGGTCGTCAGGCACGTCGATGGGCTTCAGGCGCTCACCCGGTGCCACGAAGCGGCTTGCCAGCGACACCGTCTTGAAGGTGACAGGCTTGCCATCGGGCCAGCTGTAGAGCGTACCATCCGGTTGTTCGAGAGCGATGCGGCGCATGAGAACACTAGGAGAACATTGGAGGCGAGTCGGTCAAGCTTGTCGTTCGTGAAACCGGCTTTCACGATACACAACGCGGCTTGTGTTTAGTAGGCGATCGACAAGCAGAACCGGCCTTGCAGCGCGAGGCGCGACCTGATAAGTAAGCGCAATGAACCGAACGACCCGCCAACAACAGCGACCGCGACCCACACCTCTTTGGTGATGGTGACGCAGGCGGCTGCACCATTATCTGGGTGTAGCTTAGTTGGTAAAGCGCCGGCCTTGGGAGCCGGAGATCGGAGGTTCGAGACCTCTCACCCAGACCAAGCCCTTCAAGCATTGTGGCGATGCACCGTCCTTGTAACTCGGTGAGCAGGGTTCAACTCCCTGGCGGGGCTCCACATCAGAGAGCGTAGGACGCCAGACGGTCTCCAAAACCGCGCTGCGAGGGTTCGATCCCCTCCTCTGGTGCCATTCCCCGTTCGTCTAACGGCAGGACCGCGTGTTTTGAGCGCGCAGATCGTGGTTCGAATCCATGACGGGGAACCAGCTACTGGCACTCCACATCCATCCCGCCAGCCTTGAAGAACCGGCAAAGACGCAGTCCCGCGCTCGCGATCCTATTCCCCCAGGCTGACACCGCCGAGTTGTACCGCGCATTGCCCTGAGGCGTGAGGATGTCCGCGCCGGCGACCGGTTTGGCTTCGGTCACTGCCACCACGTCGGCCTTAGGTGGGTGGCCGACTAGGATGGCACCTTTGGTGGTGTTGCAGCCAGCGAGTGCCAGGGCGAGCAGGCAAGTGGCGTACTTCACCGGCACATCTCCTTGTAGTTCTCGAGCTTGGCCAGCACGGCGGCGGAATGCTGCTGCCTGAGCACGGTGCACGCGGCAGCGGTGGCATAGGGGTCTAGGGTGGCGCGCGCTTCGGGAGGCTTGGCAGCTTCGTCGCGCGCTACCTTGTCGATCTCCGCTTCACGCTCCTTCTCCGCCATGATGTTCGTGACCGCATCGATCGCGCGTTCCTCGGCCGACTTCTCGATTGCGGGGATCTGGTCGACGGCGCGGCGCTCTTCGTGGCGATCGATTACTGCGGCGTTGTAGGCTGCCACGGCTGCCCAGATGAGGCCGGCTGCCACCAGGGCGAGTACGAGGTACTGGACTGGCTTACGAAGGGTGTCAGGGATACCGAGGTGCGCGAGCAGGGGGAGGATCAGGGTCATGCCGCCGCTCCTTCCGCAGCCTTGCCTGGCTGAGAGCCCGTCTCTTGGATGACATGGGCCGTAGCAACCTGCCGGTCCTTGAGCGCGACAGCCGCCGCAGTGCCACCAGCGACCACAGCCAGGCCGGCGGGGAACGAGAGGCAGTAGGCGGTGATGTCGAAGTCGTGGCCCTTCACCATCGTGTCCCAGGCCACGAAGACATTGGCGCATCCGACGTAGGCCATGCCTCCAACGAAGCCGACGAGCCGGTTGAGTTCGATCGTGCCGCTGGTGCCGCGTAGGGCGGTGGTCCAGGTCATGCGTAGCCTCCCGCATCCAGCGCCACCAAGAAGCCCTCAGCGTAACCCCCGAACTGCGCCGCCTTGTCATTCCCGTTGATGATCCGGCGCGCCGGTACAAACTCAACAGGGCTGCCGCGGGCGGTGATATAGTCCGCTAGCTTCTTGCCGGTGAAGGCACCCGTTTCCATGCCCTTCACAAGGATGAAGGCTGCAATGTCCGGCCGCTTCACGAGGTCGAAGTTGGCGAGGATGTCACCCTTCTTGATGAGCCCAGCCTCAGCGCAGACCTTGTCGGCCCACTCGAAGTTGTCGCACCAAGTCAGCTGCACCAAGCCGCGCCCGTAGGGGATCTGCCCGCCATAGCTCGGCGGGTTCGGGACGGCCTTCATGCGGGCACCCGGCTTTCCGTAGGCCTTGCCGTGACCCTTGCCGATCTCGTCTATAGGGCGGAGCTTGCACTCACCCCAGGCGGTCGCGAACCCGTAAGCCAGCCACCCGATCGGCCAGTGCGCAGCTGCCTCCAGTAGACCGTTGATCGTCGCGACCTGCGTGTTGTCGAGCGGCCCGGTGATTTTACGTACAGCGGCGAAGAAGTCGGCGGGGCGGGCAAGTGCGTGACGAGGCTCGCTAAGCCCCAGCGCCTTCGCGATCGCGGCCAGCGTGGCAGGACCGAGCAGCCCGTCAGCAGGCACGCCAAGGTGGGCCTGGATCTTGCGTAGATCACTCATCGCGCTTCTCCTTCTGCGCCTCAAGCCGTCCCATGCGCTCATCGAGCCCGCGGAACTTGGCCTCCCAGTTCGTCGTGTTTGACGACTGGCGTTCGTCCATGCGGGCCAGGGTGAGCTGCATCTGGCTGATGGAGCTGATCATCCAGAACAGCATCCCGGCAGAACCTACCGACATGATGCCCGCGACGATCACGCCAGCCCACTTGAGCGGAGCAGGCACCTTGGCGTCGGGCAGCTCTTTCGCGATGACCGGGTGCTCCGACGTGAATTTGAGGATTGCCGCCTCTGCCACCTGGTCGGCGATGGCGCGGACCTGTGCGGCGTTTCCATCAGGCATGGGCAATTCCTTCGCGATCAGGCATCAGGATGGCCTCTCGGGATCATGCGCGGGGGCATAGGTCAGAGGGTGCACGGATTAGATCGGGCCGTTATGCAAACGGCACCTTCGGAGCGGCAGTCAGCAAGTTCTTGCAAAACTGGTAGTCGCGCTGGATGTGCATCGCGGCAGATAGCTTGTCGGCGTCAGCAAGGCCCCATACGGTTTCCTTGGCGAGAGACGCATCGATGTTGACCAACTCAACGCGCGAGAGAGTGTATTTTCCGACGTTCAGGAAGTTGATGCCATAGGTCTGGTTGGCGCCCAGTGTCGATGTAACCCCGGACGTAGAAGGCGTGCCGACAGGCGAGCCATCGCGGAAGTTTCCGATATAGGCACCGGGATCAAACCGCACGCCAAGCTGGATGATCTGTCCAGGCGTGATGTTGCCGAGTGTAGGCGAGCCGCCCGACGATCCACTACCGTTGCCGACCGAGAACCGGGGGACCAAGCCGCCAGTGCCCATGCCCAAGTAGAACTGGCTTTCGTTGGCAGTGCCGCCACTGCGCATCAAATTCCAACTGTCCGTGGCCGTGTAACCAGAGGCCGGGACTTTCAAGTGCGCAATGAACACCATCTCGTAAGGTGCGGTGCTCATGTCGAACTGCCCCACGGTGCCGATCTGGAGAAACTGCCCCGAACCTCCGGTTCCATCAAAGACGATGGAGCCATCAGCAGCTACTGTAATACCGGGGTTGGTTCCGCCAAGAGATGCCTCGACGGGCGCGGCATCGAGTGATGCGAACTTGGCACCCGCCGCGACTGCTCCCTGCGTGATCACGCCGCCAGGGTGGCAACGCGCGTCCGTGAAGTCGAAAGTAAACTTCGAACCGGGCCGGATCATCGGGTCTTTAGTGAGTACAGGGCGATCAGCGGCGAATGAAGTCGGCGACTTGAACAAAAGAGAATTAGCCATTTTAGAGACCCTTCATTGTAAGAAATGCCGCTATTTTAGGGGCGATGAAATTGGTGTTCACGAAAGCGGTTGGGTGGACCTCATCGCTGCGTAGCTGCGCTGGGAGGATGTCATTAGCTTGGTCGATCAAGTCCTGATTGGTGGGCTGGAGGCCAAGCTCCGACAGCGCCAAGTCAATCAACTGCCGCCTCAACGGCAAGAAGTTGCGGGGATACTTCTCCGCGAGCGCATTTTGGATCGCTTGAGTGTAACCATGCCCGGTCGAGCCGATAATATCGTTGGCGTTCCCCAAGGGGCCGATAAAGACCAACCGATCAGGCCCGAAGCGGCGGTAAACCGCGTCAAAATCGGCCATGACCTGCGTGAAGTCACTCTTATTGTTGGAACCCATCCAATTGATGACCACCCAGTTGTCTTTGTTAAGATCAACGATAAACGGTGTCTCTGGCTGGAGCTTGAGCGGAAGGGGATAGCCCGCATCAGGGACGAAACTATACGTTTCCGCAGTAGATGGAATGCCGCCAGATGCGGATCTTGTCAGCGTTCCATGTACAGCACCCAAGAAACCGGTTGCACTTAAAGGCGAGCTGTTCTGCGGCGTGGAGAGGAACTGGACGTTTGTATTGTCCAGCGAGGTGTAGCCCTGGATCGGTTGTCCATTGATAGCTGTAACACTATTAGCCCCGGCGACGATCTGGTCGCCGCTCAACGTAAGCCTGTACGCGACAGCCGAAGCCCGCCCGACGATCTGTCGGCTCGTTTGCCCCCCCATGGCGAGCTTGAATACCTCTCGGCCTGTTAGCGCCGCAAGAGCCTCTGGGTAATTGCTTGCGGTGAGACTGTCGCCATTACAAAGGATTGGATCTCCGACTGCTGCTGTGACACTGGCAGTGGGATCGTAGCCGGAACCGTCTTGAAAGACCGCGCTGGCAACCCGGCTATCCTTATCGACGACCGCGAAGCCGACTTCGCCATAACCAACGTATTGCCGACCATCACCAGATATTTGAGCCCAATCTGCGGGCGCTGGCGGCTTGTAGGGGGAGCCATCCAAGAATCGGGCTTCGCTTGGCTGTAGGTTCCGGCTGACCGTGGCGTAATCAACTTGGCGTCCGGCCAGATAGTACCGCTCACCAGGGCTGATGCCCCAATCCTGCAGAGCAAGGCTTTCCACATATGTCGGCCCAAACGGCTTTGCGCGGTTGACATGCGTGTAGTTGATAAAAGTGACTTCAGTAGGAATCAGCTTGTCATCGACGATGGCCGAGACAACCTGCTTACCCTCGAAGTAGTATCGACCAGTCGGTACTCTGCTAGCGATGGCATCTACCGCCGCCTTCCCATACTGCACCACAGCCGGACTCACCGGCGCACCAACACCCCCGGTGTTGAGGTAAAGCTGGAGGCCATCAGCCACTGCGGCCCAATACTGGCTGCCGCTCGCAACACCTGCAGGCGGTACGGTTGGGGTGGCCGGGTCTTTCTGGATGGCTAGGGCCGGGGTTGCTGCTGCTGCGACTGCCTGGTCTCGCGCTTGCACCGCTTCGATGACCGCGACCGGAATGCTCGCCGCGCCTTCCTCAAGCTCACCGACCCGCACATCCGCCTCGCTCCCCGGAGCCAGCCCAGAGGCGAGGACACCTTGGCCGGAAGCGGCCTGTTCCTTCGTGAGGCCACCCGCTGCGTCGATGTCAGCGGCGGTCGTAGGAATGGCCAACTCGGCCTGAATTTGCGCGATCTGCTCAGGCGAAGCAGGAGCTGGATTGCCGTTTGCGTCCCGTACAGTGAAGGTCATGCTGCAATTCCCAGATCGAAGCCGTTGAGGCCGAGGATAAGATTGCCGAGCCCGAGAATGCCGGCCGGAATGAGCGGGGCAGGGCTCACGTACAGCGCATCCACGTACTCAAGCGTCACTTGCCGGGTCGCGACCACGCTGCCGTCGCCCAGGTTGGTCGGCCCGCCCATGACAAGAGCGCGCCCGTAAAAGTCACCGAGGTTCGGGTGCGAGATGCGGACTGTGTAGAAGTTGTCCTGTTCGGTCGCGACGGTCAGCAGCGCTTGGCCGGCATCGTCAGGATCAAAGCCGACCATTATTGTCTGCGGAGGGTAGGAGAACCCGCCCTTGGCCTTCGTCTCACCGCGGCTCGCGATGTTACGCCAGGGCACGATTTCGAAAACCTTCGTGGGCAGATCGCCCAGGTCGCCGACCTCTCCTACCTCAGTGTAGACAAGTGCCTCGTAGCCCTCATCGTCGAATGTGGCAGGCGCAGCCGCGCTCAAGGCGAAGATGGTCCCCGCCGACGTAGTCACCGTCATTATGTGGTCTCCTAGGCGGCTAGGTGGCAGCCTGGCTCACAGTGCCGCAGCATCCCGGAACAGGTCGTCGATCTGCTCTTCGGTGAGCCCGAGCTTTTCGCCGATAGCGCCGATCAATGGGTTGTCGCGCTGGTACTCGGTCGCATATTCCCACTCGATCTGAGCAGCACGACCAGCTTGATGAGCAGCCGCTTCTGCCCGATCCAGCAACCCGGCCGCGAGCAGCGCTAGCTTGGCCTGGCGCGTGGTTACAGGGCTAGGCAGGGCGGCTAGGCGGCGCTGTTCGGCGCGCTCAATCAGTTCAGTGGCAGTAAGCGGCACCGCACGAAACTGCGGGCCAACTGTGGCGCTTCCAATTGTCCATTCGGCAAGGGGGATTTCCACCAGCTTGTGCGTGTCCGGGTTGTGCGCGGGTGCGGCGGCCACACAGAACCAGCCACGTTCGGCAAGCTCCTCATCAGTAAGCGGTCGAGAGTTCTCGAACGTCTCACCGATACGCCAGGACGGACGCGGCCCCAGCTTGCTGATCTGGCCGTCGACCACGAGAGCGTAAGTCATTTCGTGAGGATCTCCACGGCGATCATGTTCGTCGGCCTCGTCGCCGATGTCATGGTGAAGGAGGGGGTCAGGGAGGTGGTAGTAGAAGGAACGGGCCCGAGCGTCGTGGCCGCGATGCCTGCTCCGTTAGGCCGGGAGAAGCCAAGGTTCAGCGCCCCCGATGGGCCGGCTAACTGGCTGACGAAAGGCGTGCCGGCGGCGACCAATGAACCTTCGGTCAGCACGGCAACGGTGACTGTCTGTGTAGCCACATTGCCAGCGACCACGTTCTGCGCGGAGACACCGATCCCCGCTGCGCCGCGGTAAACCAAAGCGTGGAGTGTCTGGGCGCTCGGCGCCGTAATCGCGGCGATCGGTGTGTCACCAACGAACTGAAAGAAAGCGGAAAGGCGATCGCTCGTACCGACGCTGGTGGTCTTGATCTGCGTGAACCCGGCAGGGGTGGAGATCGCGCCATTCGTGTCGTTGCGACCCGCAAAGAGGACAATCAGGTCACCCTCCTTGAGCGTCTCCCAAGGGGTTAGCGTCAGGCTATTTGACGATACATACTGCGCTCCGATCAGCCGCAGCGCAGGCGCGGCGACCTCTTTGAAGACGCCGTCATGCTTTGCGTAGATCACCTGAGGTTCCTTCCATAGACCATCGTGGAAAACGGCGGTTGTCATCGCTCAATCCACCTTGAACCAGATGTCGCCGTCGACGCCGCCCGATGGGGGCGCGGTGCTGACGGTTATGCGAGAGTTGTCCGCCTTCGCCGCGAGGAAGCCGTCGATCTGGACTGCGGAGTATTGGCCATCAGGGTCGTAGGCGGCGACGGCATCGGCTATTGCCGTGTCAACCTCTCCGGGCACTTCTGATGCGTAGGAATTCAGCGCTTCGGTGAGCGAGGCGAAGAACGCCAGGAAAGCTGCGATCCGGACGTTGAAGGTCTCGGGATCTTGGTTGCGAGCCGGGGTCGGCGGTGGCGTGGGAATCGTGGTGAAGGCCATCAAGTGCGCCCCTTAATTTCGAGAGAGTAGACCCAGATCGTCGGGTAGGAGATCACCGCTCGCCACGACTTCGCGTAGCCAAAGATCACCGTCGAGTTGAACTCTTTGCTAGCGATCCAGACCAGGTTGGTAGCGCGGTATTCTGTGAGAACATCGGCCGTCGCGTCGGCAACATCCTTGCTGCAGTAGACGGTGAAGTTGCCGCGCTTGGAGTAGGCACCCTGGATCAGCGTTTCGTCACCGAAGCCATTGTCGATGTACTTGCTATAATCGTCGATGCCGATCTCAGCGCCGTACTCCGTCCCGCCCATTGTCCAAAGGTTGCCGATCGAGAAGGTGGCGAGTGACTGGTTGTCGCCTTCCAAGGTGACGGTCACGTCGAGGTCGGCCATCATCGGCAAGTCTGGAACGAACAGGACTTTCTTGCGCACGATCGGCTCAAAGAACCAGACCCAGAAGTCGGACTCGGGCACTTCGTTGGATAGCAGGAAGGTCTTGTTGTAGACCTCGCCCTGCACTGCGCTGACCGCCACAACCGTGACCGCCGTTGCAGAAACATCGAGCAGAGCCAGGCTGTCGATAAGCTGACCAGGGCGCACCGTGAAGGAGACCTCCTCGGCGACCGTCTTGGTGGCGTTGACGCCGTCGAAAGCTGCCCAACGATTGCTGAACTTGGGTCCAAGCCACCAGGCAGGATCGGTTACTGGATGGCCAACGTTGTTGCCCGCCGCGCTCTTGTAGATCAGATGGCCAACGCGAACCTCTTCGTCTGCCATATAACTGGTGGCCGGGTTGTAGAGCGGCGCGGTCTCAGGAACGGATGACGCGATCAGCTTGGCATCATCGTCGATCGATACGGGGCGGATAAACTGCATATCAGGCCTCCACCTTGACCCGAAGCACACCGTCGCCATCCTCGCCTTCGTTCAGGACGCGGATGCGGTCGAGCGCAATCGCCATGGCAGTCTGGGCGGCCTTGTTCTCAGCCCGAAGCCCAGCGATCTGGTCCCGAACCTCAGTCTGAATGTTGTTCCCCTTGGAGATCGCATCCAGCTGGGCCTGAGCCGTGTCGATCTGGCCATCCGTGTAGTCGAGCGTGTCGTCGACCGAGCGCAGCACTGCAGCGAGGTCGCGCTGATATTGCTCGAGCGAACCAGCATTCGATCGCGAGGCATCCAGGAACGACTGGCTCACGCCCTGCAGTTTGCCGATCGCCGCTTCGTCGCCGGCGCGTGCCAGAGCACTCGTCGTCATGAAGGCGACCTGCGCATTGCGGTAGGCGTTGGCCGTAGCCAGATCGCCCGCCGTCAGCTCGTTCCGGTACTCGCGCAGGCTCTTGCCCAGATCGCGCCACTTCTCTGCGGCTGCCGCAGCTTCCTGCGCGGCCCACACCTGCTGCTGCAATCCGCGCAGGCTCGCGTCCATGCCGGCGAGTTCAAGCTCCCGCTGCTTCTTAAGGGCGCCGGTCTTGTCGCCCAGGGCCTCCATGAGTTGGATCTCAAGGCGCGTGCGGCTCTCCCGAAGCTGGGCCGCCTTGGCTGCGGCTTCCTCGGCTGCCTGCTGACGTGCTGCCCGGGCGGCTGCTGCATCTGCCGCCTTGCGAGCCGCGTCCTCGGCCTTGTAGATCTGCTCCATAGCCTCGCGCTCGGCCGCAGAGGCCTTTTCCCATTCGAGTGCTCGCTGCAGTTCGCGCAGGCCGGCATCGTTGCCTTGGGCCTGCAGGAGACGCTCACGCAGGCTCACAAGGCCATTCGCCGCAGCTTGCTGAGCTTCCCGTGCCGCATCAGCAGCATCAGCAGCTGCCTTCTGTGCTTCGGCCAGGCCCTGCTGGGCCTTGGTGGCTTCCTGTGCCGCCCAGATCTGTTGCTGCAGACCGCGCAGCAGCGGATCCATGTCGGCCAGCTGCTGCTGGCGGGTGAGGGCGAGCGCTTCTTCCGCCTTGCCCTGAGCTTCGAGCAATTCGATCTGCAGCGAGGTGCGTGCCTTCTGGATTTCGACCGCGGCTTGAGCGGCCGCATCTGCCACTGCCTTCGCTTCCTCCTGCGCGGCGGTCAGCTTTTCGTTCGCAGCAATCTCGTCCTGCTTGGCGGCAATCTGATCGTAGAGGGCCTGCAGGGAGGGCTCGAGCTGTTCGCGCTCAAGCTGCCGGGCAATTGCGGTAGCCGCGATCTCGTCACCAGAGAGGCGTAGCAGTTCGGCTTCCATGCCGCGCCGGGTGCGCTCCAGTTCCAAGGCATCCGTCGCGTCCTTCGTCTGCTCGGACACCTCTGCGCGCTTAATGCCGTAAAGCTCCTCAAGCTGCGCATATTCCGCTGCCGATGCACCGGCTCGAGCAAAGTTGTCCCGCAGTTCCGTCAGCTCCTTGTCGAGCTGCTTCAGCGCGAAGCCAGTGGGATCTTTCAGCTGCTCCAGTTGGTCGAAGACGCTGTTGAAGGCGAGGGCGTCCTGCAGCGCGGCATCCAGGTCCTTACCGGATTCCAGAAGGCGCTTTGCACCCTCACGCATGCCCGACAACGCGCCGTCCTTAATCGCGTCGAGAATGGCGTAGCGCGCGGCTGCTTCTGCGTCTTCGCCAAAGCCTTTCGCGCCAGCACCGGTCTTGAGGCTGCTGCCCGAAGTGTTGACCTTGATCTGATCCCCGCGGACGCCGATGGCTACTTGGAAAGCGCCTACCGTCGCACCGAACGCGTCTGCGATTTGCTTTAGGCCCGACGTTACGCTGCCAGCGAGGTCATTCGCTGCGCCGTACTGTGCCCGGTCCTTGCCCGAGACGCTGGTGTTATTGATGCCGGTGATGTTGGCGCTGGCTGAGCGGTTGGGGTTGAGAATGCCCTTCATGAGGTCGCCGGCCACCGCGCCGAGCAGTGCACCGCCGATCGCACCGACAGGCCCCGCCGCAGCGCCCAGAGAGCTGAGAAGTTTCGTGCCGACCGCCTGACCGATCGCACCGCCGAGCTGGCTGCCGAGCTGAGATGTTTTCCCGCCGCCAAGGACGCCGCCTACTGCGCCGCCGATCCCCACGCCCTGGAGTGCGCCGGAAAGAGTGCCCGCCAAAGTGTCGCCTAGCTCCGGGAAGACGCTCTTCAGGCCGTCAGAGATGATCTCTGCCTGCTTCTTGTAGGCGTCCTGACCGCCCTTCGTGAAAATGCCCGCAAGCGTACCCAGCCCACCGCTGCCAAGTAGGGCTGCGGTCGGATCGCCGCTCGTCAGGATGCCCATCAGTTGACCGAGCGGGCCCAGGCCCTTCATGTTTCCGAGAGCGCTGGCGAGGGCGTCTAGGCGCGATGCCGCGTTGTCGATCTCCTGGCGCATCTCACCGAACGCTGCGCCTGTTGCCTTGATTGCGTCGATTTGCGCGGGGGTCAGGTCGATGTGATCCTGCCGCGCCTTTTCGAGGGCCTCCTGCTCAAAGCGGTAGGCATGCAGCGCGGCGCCAGTCAGCCCAAGCCCGCCGCGTTCGGCCTCCATGGCTCTCTGCATCGCCTCAGTGTTGACGATGAGGTCTTCCATGAACTTCCTGTTGTCGTTTGCCGCCTGCTTGTCGGCGATGGTCGCGGCCTTCCCACGCAAGCGCGCATCCGTCAGATCGTCGAGCGCATCCTTGCCGCCGTTCGTCGCCTTGTTCAGAAGCTCCTGGTATGCTGTCAGGGCGGTGAGTTCTTTGCCGTAGACACCAATCTGCTCGCCCGCCTGTTCGATAGCGCGGACCTGGGTCGCGTATCCCTCGTTGGCGGCCTTCAAGTTCTGAGCCTTGCGAAGGGCAATCTGAGCCTCGGTAAGCTGATCGGCCAAGGCCATCAGGACCGCGTGCTGCTGCTCGGTGATGTGGATGCCTTTGGCCTGCGCATCATTGAGCAGCTTCTGCTGGTTGGTCAGCAGTAGGGCTGCGTCGTCAGATAGGGCCAGTGCCTTCCGTTGCGCTTCAAGCATCGCAATCTGGCGCTGCACATCGGCTACAAGGTCGGCGAACTTCTCGGCCTCGGTCTTTGGTCCTTTGCGCGCCTTCTCAGCTTCGCCAGCGGCCTTCCTGATGCGAGCGCGGGCGTTGTTCCGAGATTCCTTCGCGACATCAGCCCAGAAGCGGTTGAGCATCCCCTTGCTCTCGCTCAGGCCTTGGCTGAAGCCATCGGACACAGCGGAGCCAAGCGCGTCGGCCTGCCCTGCATATGGATTATCGATCTTGCCGACCTGCACGTTCTGGAGCCTGTCAAAGCCCGCCATGCCGACCTTGGCGGCAGCTTGATTGGCAAGGTCGATCAGCCCGTTCAGGCCATTGATCGTCTTGTTGATCATCCACTCGATGCCGGAGAGCGTGACATTCGCCGCGGAAGTGACGATGTCGCCGATGGCAGCGGGAAGGATCTTCCACGCGGCTTTGATCGCATAGACACCGCCCACAAAGCCGCCGACGATTAACTCTATCGCCTTGGACCCATAGGTGGTGATGAAATTGAGGGTGCCGTCCCAGGCATCCTTTAGCCACTTGAGTGGGCCATCGAAGGCGCTGGTGAGACGATCGCCGACAACCTCGAAGAACGCGAAGAACGTGTCGCCGATTGTGACGCCGGTCTCGGTGCCAGCCTTCTTTACCCGCTCAAGCTGCTTTTCGGTGAGGCCCATGCCGTCGATGACGGACTTGTTGCCCTTGTTGATCTCGCGAGCGCCAAGGGCAAAAGCGCTACCGATGAGCGCTGCGGCTGCGGCGACGGCAGCAAGAATCGGAAGCAGCGGAGCGACCGCAGCCCAAATCTGGGCACCGGCAGCCTTCGCGACTGCGCCAATGGTGGTGCCTGTCGCAATCGCCTTTTCCTGAAAAATGTCGAGTAGCTGCGGCCCCTGTTGAATCGCGATCATCAGCGGGTTCATGCCCATGGCAGCCGTGACGCCGATGTCTGAGAACTGGCGGCTTAGGTTCAAACCGTCACGCGCTGTCAGCTTCAGGGAGGTTCCGACCTGCTTGACGCTTTGATTGAGCACCATCTGCTGCCGTGCATATTCAGCCGGCGCGGTGGCCCCCGCATGATAAAGGCGAGTGCTTTCGGCAATCTCCGCATTCAGCCGCTTTGTCGCTGCATAGAGAGGATCTGTTGCCTCCCGCAGGCGCTCAGCAGCAGCGGCATCCGCCACTTGCGCCGCGTGCGAGTTGCGGACGGCTGCTGCGAGACGCTCATGTTCGTCCGCCAGCCGCTTTTGCGCCGCTGCCGCAGATTGCGCTGCTCGCGCCTCATCTTCTAAGAACTTTGCTGCAAGCGCCGAGTAGCCTGCGCCCGCGTCAGTGGCCTTGCCACGTCCCGCCCCGGTGTTCCGCTGAATGGCAGCATGAAGCTGCGCCTGCTCAGCAAGCTGCGAGTTTACTTTCCGAAGCGCATCAGCCTCCGCGTTCGCAGCTACCGCAGCTTCAGCTTGCTTGGCCTTCAAGAGCCCTGCCGCGTCTGCGGCCTGGCGTAGTGCTTGAACATACTGCTGGTGTGTGATGGCGCCCTGCTGAAGTGCCGTTTTCGCGACATCAACAGCTTGCCGGTACTTCTGCATGGACGCCCATGCAGGATCGAGTTGCGCTTTCAGTGCCGCTACGTCCCGCGAGAATTGCTGAACGCCAGCGCCCGCCCCTTTGCCGATAGCCGCGAGATTGTCGTTCGCAGCGCGCGCGGACTTCGCGATTTCGCCAGAGGCTGCGTTGACAAGGCCCTTCACTCGCTGAAGATCTTGGGTGAGTCTCGCGACCTCCGCCACGATCTCGATACTCAACCGGCCCGCAGGCACCCCTCCAGCCATAAGCGTTTCCTTTCAGGCAGGACGAGGGAAGCCGCAGGGCGCCCTGGACTCGTGGAGATTGGCGGTGCGGGATAGCCGGCCGAAATGTTAAGAGGCTGGCTTCGACTCAGGCTGAGGGATATTCTTCATGAGGCTATGTACCGCCGTAGTGGCGACCGGACTTTGCGCTGCGGCTTCATTCGGCGCCGGCGCAGCACACGCCGCAGATACACGCAAAGGAATTGCTGAAGCTGAGTACGTCGGTACTGATCTGCCCGCTCTTGCGGCGCAGTTCGCAACCGCGTGCGTCGAGCGGAAATGGATTGTCATATCGCCAGAGGCGCCGGTCGTAACCTGCGAGGACCGCGAGATGTCTTTGCTTTACCAGCGCGTTGCCGCCTTCAGCCGGCGCCGAATTGAGGCCCGCTCCTTAGTGCGCTTCACTCTGATACCTTTAGGAAAGAGTGTCCGCGTGCAAGCGGGCATCTTCACTGAAGAGACAAGCCTGTTCGGCCAAACCGCAACGCGTGAACCTGAGACCAGCGCAGACCTCACGCGCATTCTAGAAGATGCTAAGCCGGAGCCTAGCCCTTCCGCCGCCCCATCGCAGCAACCAGAGCCGCAAACTGCGAAGTAACCCGGTCCTGCACTTCCTTAGGCAGTTCCTCGCTATACGGCGCAGGGTGCCCACGCTTTCGAGCCTCATGCCGCTCTGAGATGAAGGCCCGAGACATCGCCCGGATCGCCTGGGCCTCCCATGGCCCAATATCGACGCCAAGCGTTCCCATCTCGTCCGCTATGTACCGCAAGGGCAGGGGGGCATCGCCCATTCCTGCCGGCATCGTCGGCCCAATGTCGAGCCACCAGCGCACAAGGTACTGGTGAGCAACCGGGGGGAAGCGTGGATGCTCTCCCCGGCCCTCCATCGCCTTCACGCGGGTGACCGGATCGGGCTGCTTGCCCTTGCCCGTATGCTCGGATTCAGGCGCGGTATGAAGCCAAGCCATCTGCCGAGCGTACAAGGTTAGGGCTTCGAGTTTCCCTGCGCGAACGCCGACCAGTCATTGCCCTCTTTCGAGAGCTGGTCGCGGATGTAGCCGATGCTGTCATCCGAGTACGCAGCCTTGAACATGTCGCGCTGCGAGGGGTACTCGCCGGGATAGGTCCAGCCATTGAAGCTCACGGTAATCGCCACCAGGAAGTCGATCTCGTCGTCGCGGCGATGATCGGCGATGGCACTGGCAATCTTGCGCGGGTTCTTTTCGGCGCGGCTTGCTTGCCGGCGCGAACGCTCAGCATCGGCCTGCTGCCAGGTCTTGGAGCCGGGGCCGCAGAGGGTGACGGTGAGGCGGGTGCCTTCGTCGTCGAGCAGCGGGGCGCCGTCGCCGTCCGTCAATTCAATCTTGGCCGTTTCGGCAACGCGCTTGCGGGTGATGTCAAAAGTCATGGTAACCTCTCAGGGAAGGGTGCCGGCCCCGCCACCCTGATGGCGGGACCGACAAAGGAGCCCGCAGAAGCGGGCGGTAAGCTCAGGGGCTATCAGGAAGGATTACGCGGCAGCGACGTAGACCAGGCCGTCCTCGGTCTGGCTGACGATCGTATATTCCAGCACGATTGTGCGGGTCGCGATCGTGTTCACATCACCGTAGTTGCGCGCACCGCCCATGACGAGGGCACGCGCGTAGATGTCGCCGAGGTTCGGGTTGCTGATCTTGATCGAGTAGGCGTCGTCCGAGTTCGTCGCGGTGTCGATCAGGGCCTGTCCGGCATCATCGGGATCGATACCAACCGTGATGGTCTGCGAGCCCAAGGTGTAGCCGCCCTTGGCCTTGCTATCCCCGCGGTTAGCGATGTTCCGCCAGTTCACCACGTCGTAGACGCGGCTCGGAATGTCACCGAGATCGCTGACTTCACCGATCGAGGTGAAGGTCAGGGCTTCGTAGCCAGCTTCGTTGTAGGTGGCGGGCGCAGCTGCCGAGATGGCCAGCGTCGTTCCGGCCGAGGTAAACACGGTCATGAGGGTTCTCCAGGTACAAAAAAGCCCCGCCGAAGCGAGGCCGTGTCATTGCCGGAACGGCAATCTCGGTCAGTCGGCAGAAGCGCTCGACTTTGGATCGGTCTTGGCGGCCTTCGCAGCGGCCTTCTTCTCAGCCGGCGCGCGCTTGAAGCGGCCAGTCGGCTCGAGATCCTGGAACTGCTGAAGCGGCATCTTGCCAGCTTCGTCCTTCTCGTACGGCTTGCCGTTCAGGGTCGTGCGGCGCGTGGCGATTACGTCGATCATCAGCGTTGCTCCGTGTATTTCACGCGAAAGTCCTGGCTCCCGCGCCAACCTGCGTAGTCGGGATCATAGCCGTTAGGTCCGGCGCTATCCGTGTGGATCGTGACGCCAGAGATGCCGGGGACGGGAGGGTTGATCTTGTCGGCAGCGGCGCGCTTAACCGCCCGCTTGACGGCTTGGCGTTCCGGCACGTTCTTGGCCACGACTGTCACCTGCACGCGCTCGGTTACAAAGCGGTCAGCCCCAGGCGACGGGATATTCAGGTCTACCGTCGAGATGCTTTCCAGCATGACAAACGGCAGCGCGGTTCCGAGGGGAGCCGGACCCTCGAAGATGCGCGCAACAGGAGCCAGAGCCACCACCGGTGCGTCCGCCACCAAAACCGAGCGGATCGCAGCAACGCCGTCCATTATGCGGCCTCGTCCATATCAGCTGCGAGGTTAAAGCCGGTGCGCTTCTCCACGCCGTCGCGGATCTTCGCGGCGAATGCCTGGATTGCTTCTTCCGCCCTCACATCGAGAGCCTTGCGCATGAAGGGATGCGCAACGTGTCCCGGGTGGTGGATAATGCCCGAGAGGTAGCGATCACCAATCTTCATGACGCCGTTCTTCACGGTGCCGTTGCCCGCTGCTGCCTTGCGAACAGCAACACGGCCCTCGCCGGCTCCGGTGCTGGCAATCAAGTGAGGTCGCACGCCGTATTCACCCCACCAAGCGGTATAGGCACCGGGCTTGGTCGGATCGACATAGATGCGGATCGAATATGTGCCGTCCTGATTGCGGCGCGGGGAACCCTTCTTGATAGCCGCAGATACGGCACTGGACCAACCCATTGCACCGAGGCGCGCCTCTTCAAGTGGCGGGTTAGCAGCTGCCGTCAGACCAGAGCGGACAAGCTGGCTCTCGATGCGCTTGCCGAGCGCGTTCAGCGTGGCAGCGATCTCCTTGCCGCCAGTGACAGGATAAGCCTTGCTCAAGGCGCCTCTCCCTGCGTGCTCATCTGCTCGACGACGAACTCAAGCTCGTCACTGTCGCGCTTGTGAGCCGGCCCGCTGATGATCTGCATGATGCGCTCGGGGAACAACTCATCCGCTTCGATCCGCACACGCATGCTCGAGGTGATACCTACGCCGTCGAGGTAGTCGATCCGCAACCGGGCAGGGCGGCGTGCGATCGAGATGGTCTCGTCCACGTTCTCCGACCGGCTCGGCAGCATATCCTGCACTTCGGCCCAAGCTTGGCAGTACTCGGTCCAGTCGCCTTCGATGGTGGTGCCGTAGACGGGGTCTTGGGTGGTCTGGCGCTGCTCGAAAATGACGATGGTGTCGCGAGCGCCCGCCGTCATACCAGCACCGAGCGATAGGGCGAGCAAAGGGCCCGCACCGCGGCAGTGGTCGCCGGGGTCGCGTTGCCGCTCTCTCGATTTTGATAGAAGTCTGCTGTCAGCAAAAGCACAGCTGCATCCAGGTCGGCCGGCGTCTCGTCGAAACCCGCGGTGTAGGTCAGCACGATCGGCGTGCTCTCAGCGATCGAAGGCCAACCCGCTGCCGGGCTGTACAGGCGATCGCGCACCAGGCAGGCATCGGTGAAGGCCTGATCGTCTCCCGCAGCATCCACGTAGGCCACAGAGACGCTCTCAGGCTCTGGGCCCCACAGCAGCGGCACATACGAGCAGAGCGATGCCTCGCGCTGCTCCACAGAGCCTCTGGTGAGCTTCTTGCCGGTGTAGTTCTCGACCCATGCCTTCGCCGCGGCCAGGTGGACGGCGATCAAGCCGTCTTCCTTGTTATGCAGCACGCGAACCTGCTGCTTGGCGAGGGCGAGGGTGACGGCCACTTACTTGCTCTTGGCTGCCGGCTTGGTAGCGGGGGCGCGGTTCACGGAGACGCCTTCGCCGATGGCAGTCGTGTAGCCGCCCTCGTTCACCGCGCTGGGCTCAGTGCCGAAAGTGTGGCGAACAGCCGGTTCACGCTCAACGGGCTCCTTGCCCTTAAGTGATAGCGCGCCGGTCGCAACCAGTGCGGCGGCGTCGGTTTCGGTCAGTTCGCGCGTGTCGCCGCGAACGTAGTCCTTGCCGTCGCCGTGCATCGCGCGGTTCACGGTATAGGTGTGCTTGTCGGCCATGTTGGGTACTCCTCGAAGCGGGGCGAGCCCGAGAGCCCGCCCCTTATTCCGATCAGGCGTTGGCGAACGCGCCATCGACGAAGGCCTCGGGACGGTAGACCGTCAGCGCAAGCCGCTCTTCTGCGAGAATGGTGATCATATTCCTGCGGAAGTTGTCACCATCCTCGGTCGACACCAGAACGCCCGACTGTTCACGATCAAACAACTGCGCGCCCATCTTCCAAGCGCCAACGGTGAACTCGCCCACGGTCTGCGCCATGGACGGGACCACCGGCAGACCCCAGAGGGTCGGAGCCAGCGTGCCTTGCGGGTTGCCGATGAGATAGCGGCCTTCGCCGTCTTTCATCATCTCGATCATGGCCCAGTCGATCGGGTGCAGAACCTGGCCATCAGCCGGATACAGCGCCAGAGCGACCTGCAGCTGAGCGATGCGCAGCTTGTCGATCATCGAGGGGGTGGTGAAGCCGGTCAAGCCAGTAGGCACGGCGTAGTCGGCTGCCTGGGGCTTGATGCCGGTCAGGTTCTGGCCGGTGCCATCGCCCTTGAGCAGCTGCACGTCCTCAACGAACGCGAGGCCATAGCGCAGGCGGTTGTCGATCATCGAGCGCAGGCCGGGAGCATCGGCCAGGATCTCGGCCGAGGCCAAGAACCAGTGCGCGATCTTGCGAACGGGTGCGTTCTTCAGGTCGAGCTTGAGGGTCGATTCCGGCTTCAGCGTGCCTTCGGCGACCATGCCGGCGTTGTTGGTGAACCCGGTCTCCTGCACGTACTCGATCGAGCTGGAGGCGGTCTGACCCGGTGCGATCAGCGCGCGAATGGTCATCTGCCGGTCGGGCAGCATGGTCATGGGCGACTGAATGCGATCGGGGCGCACCATGTCGCCGGCCGAGCCGTTCGCATCGGTGGTGAGGCTGGTGATGGCCTTGACCTCGATGCCGACATTCTGGCCTTGGCGTGCGCCGCTGGCAAAAGCCGACTTGTACTCGTCGCTTTCGACGTACTGCTCGCCGATCGTCGGCTGACGCTCGGGGCCCTGGTTGCCGCGGCGAGCGGACTTCTGCTCCAGCTCGTCGAGCCGCCCCTTCGTCTCGTTCATGGTGATGAGCGCGGCGTCGATCTTCTCCTTGTCGCCCTTGGGCAGGAGTTCACCGGCTTCGAGCTTACCGAGCGCCTGCTCAGCGAGGCCCTTCACTTCGTCGAAGCGGCGATCGAACGCAGCTTTGGTCTCGATGGCGAGATCCGCCACCGACTTGGTTTCGTCGGACATTGTAGTTTCCTTGTCTGGGGTGAGATTAGCCGCGCGTCAGCGCAGCAAGTGCCTGGAAGTATTCCTCGGCGTCGGTGGGGTTGCCGGGCTCACCCCGGAGCAACGGTGCCAAGCCCTTCGTCGCGATGAAGGTGCGCTGGCTCTTCGAGAACCCTGCCTCTCGCAGGAAATCCTCAAACTGGGAGAGCGAGGGCATCTGCCCATCGTTCCAAGATTTCAGATCGGTGATCCGTGCATCATCATGCGACCCGTCAGGGACTAGCGACACTTCGCGCAGGTTGATGGTCTCTAGGCGGCGCTTCACGTTCCCGGTTCCACGGGCCTGCTTCACTGGCTTGAAGCCGATCGAGAGGCCCGACAGCGCGCCGTCTTCCATCAGCGCGTAGTGATAGCGGCCCCGGTCGGTATCCATGCCGGACAGCTTGCCGTGCGCGAGCAGGCCGCGCTGGTCTTCCTTCATCGAGTTCCACTTGCCGACTGGCAGATCGGACCCGGAGAAAGGGTTGACCGTAGTGCCGTGCATCATCTTCATGGCCGGCAGCGAACCCTTCGCCTGCCACTGCTGCAGCGACGACAGGAATGCGCCGGGCTCGATCACGTCGCCGTGACTGTCAACGGTGCCGAAGATCGCGGCGTACCCAGAAAACTCGCCGGTCTTCGCGTTCATGTCTTCAGGGGCGAACTTGACCTCAATGCGCTCCATGAGGGGCCTCCTGTTCAACGTCATCAGACAAAAACTTGGGCCGTGGCACACCAGCCTGTGTCTCTCCAGACAGGATTTCATCGACTGTCATCGGCACCGCGCCCGCAGTCTGCAAGCGGGCCATATGCGCGGCCAGCTTCTCGGTAGCGTTGTCAGCCTGGGTCATGTGTCTTTCTCCGCTGGCCCGGCAAGCGCCTTGGCGAGTGGAACGTCCTGCATCTGGGCCATGAGAACATCACCGCCCTCAACAGGCTTCAGGCCTTCAAGCGCACGTATCTCGTTCTTCGTCATGAACTGCTGCATGATCTCGTAGTATTCGGCGCGACCAGCACTATCGGCACGCAGGAAGCCCTCGACGTTGAACTCGATCGATATGCCAGACAGGCGATCGGCGCGGGTCAACAGTTGCTTCTCTAACGCGCCTTCGATCCTCTTCAGGCGCTTGCGCATCTTGAACTTGAGCAGCGAGAGCGTTTGATCGCTAATACTGCTTCCCAGCTGAGTGTTGCCTGCGGTGTGTCCCACCAGATGTGGATCGACCTCGAAAACTCGGCAGATGTCTTCCACGCTGAACTGCCGGCTTTCTAGCATCTGCGCATCTTCGGGGCTGATCGACAGCTGCTCCCATTTGACACCGTTATCGAGCACCATGGGTCGCCCTGAATTGGCGGCGCCGACGAACTTCTCTTGCAACAAGTTCTCAAGCTTCGGTCGTTGATCGCCGACTAGCTTCTCATCGGTCGAAAGGATGCCAGATGGCCGAACGCCGTTGGCGAACATTGCACTAGCCGCACGATCCGTCGCCACCGCGGCACCGAACGAGCGCCGGCACACTTGTAATGGTGAGAGCCCGCCAAGCGGCCCGCCGCCGAACCCGCGGATGTGCAACACATTGCCTTGCGTCAGAGCCGCGCGCCGACCGTCAGCCTCCCAGCGATATTCAATCTCACCTGAGGCTAAGCGGGCGACCCGCATGATGTCTGGCCGCACCGGAGTGAGCGAGATGATCGACCCATCATCGCGCTTGTCCATCTCGGCATACGCATTGCCGTGCAGCTCAAGGCAGGCGCACATGAACTCCCAAAAGTCATAGGCACTTTGATCGTAGTTGGGGCTGTCGTGGAGTATCCAAAACAGTGGGTGATCGCGCGCTTCGATAGGAACCCCGTCTGCCCCCTTTCGGTAGACAGTCACCGGCAAGCCAGCGATGTTGCCGGCCCAGAAGTTGACGCACGCCCAGGTGGCCGAAAGCCCTAGTGCAGAACCCTCGCTCGCCGCGCCAGAATCGTTGTACTGCTCCAGCGTGACCCGGTTCGTGCGGAAATTATCCCCATCCTGGCCTCCGGTCGGGATGCCGAACCAGGATAAAGCGTTCTGCCACCAGCTCATGCGGCGAGGCCCGCAAGCCAGTCATCGACGCTGTTGGTCCTTGGCATAGCCATCGCAACCCCCAACGCCATGCACAACGCCACCGCGGCATCGATCTTGTTCGTGGCCCGCTCTTTCGCGAGCCACCTATTTTCCCAGCGATCTTCATCCGTGACCGCCGACATCATCGCCGAGATCAGCACTGGATTACGCTGCAAGCGGATGCGGCCTTCGAGCAAAGCCTCTTCGAGAGCGCGCAGTGAGCCGGGCATCCACAGGCCCTCGGGCTCGCGTTGCTCCTGCTTTGCCGCAGCGATCATCTCTTCAGTCGGCTTGCCTTTCTTGGTGCCGCCCTGCGGGTGCTCAACGAAAGGGATGCTCAGGCCGAGCTTGGCCACCTCTTCTTCGAAGCGCCGGAATGCGTATCGATCATATCCGACCATGCCGATATCAAAGGCCCGGTCGTCGTCAGCTAGAGATTGCGCCACATGGTCGAAGCGGATGCTTTGCCCATGTGGCGCGTTCAGAAAACCTTGCGCTGCCCAGACTTCGTAGGGCTGTTTGTCTCGCGTAGCCCTCTCAGCGATCGTGTCTCCAGGCGTCCACGCCTCGATCCACGCATCGTAGGTCGGCTTGGCGACAATCTTCTTTTCGCCTTCAACTTCAATCTCGACGTCGATGCTGCCAGTCTCGACCACCGACGCCTTCGCGGTGATGTCTCGGTTTTGCGAAAGATCCAGGCCTTGCGCGATGCGCTTGCCCGCGTGAAGTTGAAGCGGCTCAAAATAAGCAAGGCAGGGCTCAAGCACAGCACGCGACATCCACGCGGTGTCAGCGTCCGTCCACTGGCAGAAGTGAAGCCGTAGAATACCATTGAGCTTGCCGGGCAGAGCCTTGGCCTGCGCCACCACGCCGGCGAGATATTCCTCCGTCAGGATAGTCCCCAGCAGGGGGTTCGCTTTAGCCCAGCAGGTCGGATCCTTCAGCGGGTCGTCGTCAGGATCCAGAGAACACACAAACGAGAAAGTCGTGTCATCGATCGGCTCGCCGACATAGGCGAAATCCTCGCCCGGCGTCAGTGTGCCGGCGGCGACCTTCACCGCATGCTCGTGCTCTTCGTAGCAGATCGAGTTGCGATCCGACCCGCTGTTCGTGATCATCAGCAGCAGCGGCTGCCGGCGAAACTTAAACCCGCGCTCGATCATCTCCACCGCGTCACGATTCGGATGCTCGTGCAACTCGTCAGCCAAGCCCATGTGAGGGCGCAAACCGGAACCCGACTTTCCCGCCGATCGCGAGAGCGGCCGGAAGAATGACCCCTTCGCCAACCACGCCATGTTGTAGACCCGACCCGGCCCACCCGAAGGGGTGATGCGGCCAGCCAGATCCGGCGACTGTTCCATCATCGAGACAGCGTCGTTGAACAGAATCTTGGCTTGGTCTCGATGCGCAGCCACGGCGTATATCTCGGCGCCGGGCTCATCATCGGCCATCATGCCGTAAAGCCCGATGCCACCAGCGAAGGGCGACTTACCGTTGCCCTTGCCCTCTTCGATGTAGGCACGGCGGAAGCGGCGCGTTCCATCCGCCCGCAGCCACCCGAACAGGCAAGAGAGCTTGAATGCCTGACTGGCGTGCAGCAGGAACGGCTTGCCCTCGAACTGCCCGCCGTTCAACCTAAGCCGCGTCTCAAAGAACTTCAGAACACGCTCGGCCTTCTCGACCGAATAGGTTAGCCCGCGCTCGTGGCCGCGCTCCAAGTCGTCCAAGTGCCGGCGGCACGCATTGCGAACGTGAGGCCCGGCAACGAACTTCCCCGCGGCGACATCGAGCGCGTACTGCGTGCCGCGGTCAGTCGGCGCCGAAGAACTCGTCTTCTGGCTTTTCCTTGCCATGATCCGACCTGTTCCGTTCGTCGGTAAGGCCAAGCTCGCTCATGTAGGCGCGCATCTGGCCATGCTTCGATGCGGGGAAGGAAGTCGGCGCAAACCGGAATTCCTGCCACAGCTCGCAGAACGCGATAGCCGCAGCCTCCCGTGATCCGTCGATCCAGGCGGCAGGCACGATGTATCTCTTCCAAGCTTTTGCAGCCTCGCCCTTCATACCCGCGGGCATACTCGGCTTACCGAACAGTGTGTCTGCGCTCTCAGCAACCTTGCGGGTCTGTTCCTCAGGACCATGCCGGGTTACATTGTTCGTGCCGTCGACCAGTCGCAAACGGGCCGGTTTCGGCTTCGCTCCTCGCGTCGCCATATTGGTCACCTCAGACAATCAATCTGCAAACGCGAGATTTGTGGTCCCAGAGCGGTCCAGAGGCCGAAGGACGGCAACTTTCGGATACCCCCCCCGTAATATTGTTGCGCGGTTCAGGTTTCTGGTCGCTTTGCTGTCGTTTTCGGGAAATTCCGCTCTTTTGGCGGGGTTCGGTTCATCCTGAGAAGCTCAACCCTGAACGGGCCACCCGTCAGCGCCGATTTCGACCCGTGCGCGTCCACCTGCATCCACGACGCTCTTCGCATCGTGACAGGGCTTGCACAGGCTCTGCAGGTTGCTCTCGTCGTCCGTGCCACCCCTAGCCTTGGGCTTTACGTGGTCGACCTGGTTAGCTGCGGTCACTCTGCCCTTGCGCTTACAGGCCTGGCAGAGGTGCTTGTCTTTGGTGAGGATGCGAGCCCTGAGCTTATCCCAAGCTGATCCGTACCCACGCTCATGTCGTGAGGTGCGGGACCATGCCATTGCCAGCCCCAGAACGCGAAACGCCCGCAAGCCATGAGCCGCGGGCGCAGTTCCAATTACGATTTACTGACAATGCCGGTTTCTCAGCGAATGTCAACTATGGACGACACGAATGCGGGATCGCTGTGGCGCAGGAGCCAAGATGTCCAGCGCATCGACTGCTGCCTTGAGGACGCGAGTATCCGCTGACTGCTTGCCTCCCACCAGCAGGGCATCAAGCCAGTAGGGACCAGCATCGGTATTCAGGCGAGATAGCAACTGATCAAGCCAAGGCCTGGTGCCCGACCTGTCCACCTTGTCCATCGCATCCATGAGCCAGTCCTGCTCTGCCTTCTCCCGCTCCAACGTATCGCTATCCTCGATGTCGTTCGCAGCGCCACGAGGGGTGCGGTCCAAGGCGCAACGATACACATCGCTGCCGATGATCTTGGTATAGAGCGAGGCGAAGCGACGCCCTGCCTGATACCGGTTGAGGGCCAGCTCTGCTTCCGTGTCGAGGTCGCCCAGCAGGCCAGCAGCGTAAGCCCGACCAAGCGGCGTGTTGTAGTACGTGCCGTAGCGCTCGCGCATGGCCTGCACCCACTCGCTGCCCTTATCGTAGGAGGGCTCGGCATGGCTGTTGCGCTTCAGCCGGCCGTTCTTCTCGCGCTTGCCTGATCGGCTCGACGGGCGTCCCTTGCGTACCATCGGCTATCCCTCCTGCTGGTGTGGTTGGTTGGTCATCGTGGGGGCCTCGCTGGCTTGGTGGCACCACTGCCGCCCGTAGGAGGCGTGCTAAGCGGGTTCTGCTCCCATAGCCTGCCCTCGGGTCCGCATTGGCCCTTGAACAGCCCCAGGAAGCCGCCTGAGCGCATTGACGGGGCCCATCGTGGATGTCTCTTCTCCCCGCGAACCGGATCATAGCTACGGCGCACCAAACACAGATCGCGCTGGTTCATGCCGTGGAAGAACCGGCAGTGGCAGCACAGCCGATCGCTTTGCGTGATGTCGGTCACGGCTTGTCCCCTTGGTTGGTGGTGCGAAGGGCCGGCAGCCAAGTCAGCACACCGACCGCCGCCCACACATTGCCGATGATCATCGACATCTCACTGTCCATGGCCAAGCCGACCGCTCCATTCAGGAGGGACACGACGATGCAAAATGCTCTGATCAGTCCGCTCATCCCTGTTCTCCCGTGCCACCGCGTTCGTCAGGAGGAGGGGCGAGGGGCATCCAGTGAGTTGGCTCAACTCCGCGTAGCATGTGCCAACTCTTGCCGTCGTGGATCTGCCAGTAGTCATCGTCCCACTGAGCAACATGCGTAGTCTCGTGGCCCCAGGGATCGTCACGCCAGATCAGGAAGTAGCTTCCATCCTTCGGCGCAGTCTCGATCGTCTGCCATCCACCGCGCAACGCTGCCATGATCGCCGGAAGGTTGTTGCGGAGTAGGGCCACCAGTTGCATGTCCGCGATCTGCTGCGGACGCGGGTAACTGGGCGGCTCGGATCCCCACTCTTCCTCGCGTCGTGGCTTCTCGTGACCGGGCTGCATGACGGCATAGGCCACGTCTTCGTCAGGGCCGAAAACGACGCCTCGATAGCCACAGCTGCAGGCAGCATCCGCCTCCACGCTCTTGAGGTGCTGACAAACGTGCCAAGGGGCCTGCGTGGTCTGCGGGACGAGCGTTTCGAGCGCAGCAAGCAATGCCTTCGCTCCACCGCGTTCGGCTAGGGTGTCGTTGATGGTCATGCGGGGGTGTCCGAGATAGCCCGCATGGCAGCATTGTGGGCCAGTACGATCTGGCCTGCCGCCGCATGCGTGTCCTCGTCGCCGCCAAGGTATGCGACCAATGCACCTTCGTCCGTCTCGATCGACGAGCCCCGTTGCGGAGGTGAACCGTTCCAGCGTTCGCGCCATGACGAGCCGCTCAAGGCCAGCGTGTTCCGCATTCCGTCCATCTGCTCAAGCACGCAAGCGAGATCGACGATGCTGACGGTGACAGTGCCATCAGGAGCGGCAAGGATGGGGTATTCCTCCCTAGCGCGCATCAGGGCCTTCTTCACCCGGAACAGTGCCTTCACGTATGCGATGTCAGCCATTCGCGCTTCTCCTCTCTCGGTACAGACCTGGTTGGGCCACATGTTCTGGGCGAACCGCTGGCGCGGACGCGCTCTCGTGAACGGCGCCCAAGGTCGCCGCCCTTCGGGCTTCGATCGCTTTCGCAGGTCGCGTCATGCGCCGACCTCCTGATCTCGGAGCTGAGTGTGCCGCTTGTAGATCGCCTGCAGCATCTCTTCTGGCACGATCTCCTTCACCGCCGCCCTGAAAGACGGGTACTCAGCGTCCTGCACGAGCTGTAGCCGGCGCTGGTGCATCAGAGACATGCGCGACTGTAGCGCTGCCCTGCGGCTGCCCAGAAACTTCACCAGATTGAGGTCGCCTTCTCGGCGAGCGACCGCGATTTCCTGATCCGTGCGGACCATCTCCATGGTGAGCTTCTGCCGCTCTTCCTGGACCTGCCGCATGGTCATGTTCGCAGCGGTCGGGATCAGATCCTCTTCCACCGCAACCGCCACAGGAGTGATCTTGTGGACGCCCGTTGCACGGCGAAGGCCGGATGCCGTTGCCTTGTACATCAGCCGCGCTCCTTCGTGCTATCAAGCCGCGTCATGCCGGCACCATGGCGCAAGCGGGGCAATCGGCTTCCTCGCCCTCAAGCGTCAGGATGCGACCTACGTCCTGGCAGCCACGGCATCGGGGCGCACGGCGCGCTGGCTTCTCGGGCTCTGCTGAGGGGGCAATCGAGCGCAGAACGAAGCGCCCATCCTCATCACAGCGCAAGTAGCCGTAAGTCTCGGCCATGGTCTTCCAGCGGTAGGGCAATGCGTCGATCGCGGCCTGATCGCACTCGCCGCGGGACAGCCGGCGCATGACGTCATCGAAGCGGGCCTGGCGCTCATGGCGGGCAGCCGTCTCAGCGCGGTTGCGCTCCTTCACGGCCTCGTCATCTCGCGACCAGCGCGACAGGATCTCCACGCACTCCGAGGTGCTGGGGAAGAACTTGCTGTTGCGCAGAGCCTCGGTGACCATGAACTCGAGTTCGACCTTCGAGCGCTTGCCGATCGCCAGCTCGTAAGCGCGGACTCGTAGCTGCCCGCCCACATCGTCATCCTTCCGGCGCGGTAAGGTGTCGAGCAGGCGAAGGCACTGCGCGAAGAACTGCGTGTCAGCGGCGACCAACGCGGGAAGCGGCGCGGCGGCGAGGGCCTCGGCAGCAGCAAGCTGGCTGTCAGTGAGGCGAACCGCCAGCGCCGAATGCGAGTTCGTCGATTGCCCGGGTGAAGCCATCGCGGTTGTCGACAACGCGGGAAGCACCTCGCCAAGCGTCCCGGGTACTCGTGGCGGGTTGGACAGGTCGGTCATCGTACTTGCCTTCCAGGATCTTGGTCACGGTGTCGGGGCGGAGGAGAAAATCTATGTTCGCGCCAGACCAGCTTCCGGTCTCGCCGCGGAGGAATGCGCTGTCCGGCACTCGCTGGATCGCTTGCTGGATCGCGGCGAGGCCATCGTCCCGCAGCCGGGCTTGGCAGGCCTTGCGGCGAGCAGGGCTGAGCTTTTGGCAGGCAGGGAGGCTGGTGGCCGAAGCCATCTCGTTCCAACTCGCCATCACCGCGGCGCAGTCGTCAGAAACCGGACGAGCCTCGCACGTACGCGGGGTGTCTCTCTCCGGGAGGGTATGGGTGGTAGGGTTAGATTTATTCTCATTGGGGAGGAGGGAAAGGGAACCCACCGCGTCAGAGGCGTCAGTTTCCGTCATTTCTGACGCCTTCTGACGCCTACGATCCTCGTACCGCGCCTGGCGTATAGCTCCGGCGCTGCGGGGCTTAGGCTCGGCACGGACCTGCTCTTCCATCTCGGCGATAGCCGCCACAAGCGCGTCACCAGTCACGCCGGCGGCGAGCAGATGCTTTACGGCTGTGGCGATGATGCTCACGGGAAGGTCACCTCGACACGCCCCGGAGCCTCGGGCTCGCAGAACTCGTACGAAGGCAAGAACCGACTATCGTTGACCTTGAGAGCGTCGGCGATGCCATCGAACACCGGCTTCATGCGGTTGGGGAAGTTCACTCGATCGCCGCGGCGGTTACTCGGGATGAAGCGGACATGGATGCGGATGTCGCCCGCATCAGGTGCCGTTGCCTTCGCCGCCAGCGCAGCCTGGTAGGCCCACTGACGCCATTGCGCAGTGGTGCGAGCCTTCGCGTAGAAGTGCTTGCCCTTGGCGTGCCCCGAGAGGCTGGATGGAGGGAACGGCAGCGTGATCATGCAGCCTTTCTCAGTGCTTTGAGGAGGCTAGCCGAGCCTCGGGCGATGCCGCCGTTGACCATGCGCATGTATTGCGCGTCGGGCGCCTGCTCGATCGCAGATGGTGTGGGAGCGGCGGCGATTAGCTGGGGTGGCTTACTGCGCTTAATCGCGATCCGCTGCTTGCGAGCCTTTGCCCGCTGCGCATTCTCACGGTCCCGCTTAAGCCGCGCAGCTTCGCTCACCGCGAGCCGGAACGTGCGAGGTGGTTTCCATCCAGTGTCCTTCACGAAGGGCGGTAGCTCGTCAGCCCAGCGCGAGACTTCCGCGCAGAACAGATCAAAGTTCTTGAACTGGAGCGCCAACCGCTCGCGAGATTGGATGCTGTTGATGACGCTGGAGTGGTCACGATTGCCGACCAGCCTACCGATGGCAGGGTACGAATAGTCCCACTCGCGAGCGGTGGCGTACACGGCGTAACGGATGGCACAGAGGTAGGCGAACCTGCGCTCACCAACGACGTCAGACTCAGACGTCCTCGACAAGCGGGCGGCGATCGTCACCATGTCAGCGATGCAGGGGCGCATCACAGCGCACTCCAGTCGATAGGCGGGAGATCAGCGGTGCCCTTAGCGCGCATGTCGGCACGCATCTGGTTGGCCATCGCGCGCTTCATCTCGCGATAGTTCTGACCGCGCGCCGCGGCGAGGATGCGCGCTGCATCACTCGCTGTCGGCTGCTTGCGCTTGGTGAAGGGCCAGAGCATCAGCCGAGCCCCAAGGCCGACTTGTACACGTCGAGCAGCATGTTCATCTCGGCGCGATCTTCGGGGTTCATCTTCCGCAGGCGGACAATCTGGCGCATGATGCCGGCGTCGTACCCAACGGCTTTCGCCTCCAGGTACACATCCCTGATGTCGTCGCTGATGCCCTTCTTCTCTTCCTCAAGGCGCTCCACTCGTTCGATCAGAAGGCGAAGGCGGTCATCGGTGTTCTCGGCCATGGGATTGTCCTTTCAGGGGGATTAGAGCGAGCTGGCGCCGCCAATCGTGTGAAGCTTGGCGCGCGCGGCAGAGCGGTCAGGGAAGCGGGCAACACCGCGCATCGTGTCGAGGCGGTGGAGCCAAGTGCCGACGACCCGGTGGACGCGGCGCAGGCGAGCCTCGTCCTTCTGGCGCAGTTCGTGATCGGTCGTGTTGATGCCGCCGTGGCTCTGCGGGTTCTCGTGCTCCGCGACCTCGTGGGCCACCGCGATCATGTCGAGCGTCATTGGGTCGGTGGTGCAGACGCTATTGGCATCCACGTTCTTCACACCGAAGGCGCCGTCCAGTTCGTCATGTGCCGACTGGTCGTAGGCCAGCAGGTTCCACACCTTGTCCGCGGTCGGCATCGAAGTGCCAGCCTTGACGTTGCGAAGGTGGCGCAGAGAGACGCCGAGCCACTGCGCGACCTTGCCGTCACCGTGAAGGAGGCAAAGGCGCGAGACGGTCGCGAGCCAGTTAAGTTGGAACTCCTCTTCCGTTAGCGGCTGCACAACGGGAACGACGTTATTGCTGCGGTGCGTCATTGATCGTGTCCATGAACAGGGAAATCAGAGAAGATGCCGGCGACGAGCGGGGGGCAATTGGTCGTCGCCGGCGCAGTTGGGTCGACAGGGCTGCCGACGCGGGCGCGCTCCAAGCAGAAGACGCGCGTTGTTTCGGTGAGATCGCTCGCCGGGTTGTCGGCGGACGGGCTCAGTTCGTTGATCTTGGCGCTGCCGATTGGGCCGAGGCCGATCTTGCGAGCGAGGATGATGGCGTCAGTGTGGGGCATTTATGCAGCCTCCACTTGAGCGAACATGCCGGCAGAGGCGCGGACGCGGCGTTCAGCAATCGCGGCGAAGTCAGCCGACAGCTCGCAGCCGATCGCACTGAACTGCTCCATATCGGCGGCGACCAGAGTGGAGCCGGAGCCGGTGAATGGATCGAGTACGGTGCCGCCAGCGGGGGTGACGAGGCGGCAGAGCCAGCGCATCAGCTCGATTGGCTTGACGGTCGGATGCGTGTTGCCTTCGCCGCGCTCTTCGCTGGTGGCCTTGGCACAGTAGAAGAACCGCGCTGCCGAACCTTCATCGCCGTATCCAGTGACGGGGATACCGCCCGCGAAGTCGCCGTAGACGTTCTTGCTGCCACCGGCCTTGATGCCAGAGGGCGTGCCGGATGCGACGGTAGGGAAAGCGGCGAGCACTTCTGCGCTGCCATCATGAATGATGTTGGCGGGCCAGCGTCCCTGGTCAGTCGGAATCGCGCCACCGATCGTCGTGCCAGTGCGATACTGCTCGCGCGATCGATCGCCCGCGTCACGAGCGAACGTCTTATTGTCCGTTGCGTCGATCCGGCAGCCGTCGATGTTGATCGCGCCGGTACCGTGGACAGCCATGTTCGCGGCGACAGTCCCGGCCAACGGCTTGCGGGCGAAGGCGATCGGCTCCCAAGCGGGCTTGAGCGCGGTACCCCATCCACCAGCTTGATTGTGCGACTTGGGGAAGCCGGAACCGTAGACCCACGCGAGTTGATCGCGGATCTCAAAGCCAGCATCTTCGATGGCGCAGGCCATACGATGATAAGTGCGGGTGCCCGAGAAGGCGACCAGATGAGCGCCAGGCTTGAGAACGCGCCAGACTTCGGCCCAAGTATCAGGCTGAAAGGCAACGTCGCCGCCATCCCAAGTCTGGCCCATGAAGCCGCGCGAAGCGCGAGCATAAGCGCCGGTCTTACCTGCCTTGACCGGCGCAGCATCGGCAGCGCCGAAGCGTTTTACGATGCTGGTGAGATGATAGGGCGGATCGGTGACGCAGGAATCGATGCTTGCAGCCGGCAATTCCTTGAGGCGCTCGCGTGCGTCACCGATGAGGATCTGGACGCTCATGCGTTGATCGCCGAAACGATCGACCCGGCAGTCATGTCGCGCCGACGCACAAGCTCTTTGACAATCGCTGATGTCGATACGTCAGCGAGCGGATTGTGCTCGACGATCTCGATCGCGCGGCCCCGTCCAGGAAGTCGGCGGATATGACCTCGTTCTTCCAGAGCCAGGACCAAGCGCGCGGAGCCGCTGGTGCTCTTCAGGGCCAGAGCCTCCCGCATCTCCCGGTAGCTGGGGCAAATGCCGTGCTCGGCCATGTAGGCACGGATGAAGGAGAGGCAGTCTCTCTGCTTATGGGTGAGGCCGATCATGCGGCTGCATCCCGCTGCTCGACGATCAGGTCGCTCGGCCGCGTCTTGCCGCCCGTCGCCTCGCTGATCTTCACCGCGAGCGGCAAGGAGGGCTGGCGTTGACCGTAGACGATCTTGCGGATGGTGTTATCCGCTACACCGACGCGCGCAGCGAACTCCGAGACAGGCAGCTTTTCGGCCTGGAGATAGTCGAGCAGTTTCATGCGCCCTGATATGCCCTATCTGGGCACATCGCGCAAGGGGCAAATGTGCCCCACCCGTCCTCTATCGTTCTCTGCCCTAGTTGGGCACATGGGCGTTATGTCCGGCAACAACATCGCATATTACCGTAAGCGCGCTGGGCTCTCTCAGAGCGACCTAGCTGATCGGATTGGAACAACGCTCAACATGCTCGGCAAGCTCGAGCGTGGAGACCGCAAGCTCGATACGGTCTGGCTGGAGAAGCTTGGCAATGCGCTTGCCATGGAGCCGCACCTGCTGCTCGACTCTGCCGTGCCCATCAATCTCGCGCCAGATCAGGTGCCCGTGAAAGGGGCCTCAGAAGGCGAAACAACGCCTATCGTGTCCTTGGATCTGTCGCTTTCAATGGGGCCGGGCACTCCGATCGAGGAGTTCGTAGAAAGCGAGCCTGTCGAGTTCGACATCGGCTTGCTGCGGACGATCACCCGGTCGCCGTACCATCGCCTTCGCATCGTTCGAGGCATCGGCAACAGCATGGAGCCGAAGTTCTATACGGGCGACCGCATCCTGGTAGACACAACCGAGCGGAACCTCACTCGGATCGACGGCTATTACTGGATCACGCTCTATGGCGCACATGGGCTCAAGCGCTTGCGTCCGGCGCCGGGCGGCAAAGTGGAAGTCATCTCCGAGAACAAGGATGACTTCGACCCTATGCTAGTTGATCTGCAGGACCTGACGATTGAGGGGCGTGCGATCTGGATTGGCCGCGAGCTATAGGTCGTGGTTCCCGACATCACTCTTCCGATCGTCGGCGTTGACTACCCCAATAAGCGAGGGCCGGGGCGCAGGTTCGAGCTTGAGATTTGCCGCATCGGAGAGCCGATTGAGCTTCGGCCCGAGCCCGACAATCCCGCTGATGAGCATGCCGTCGCCGTCTACTCCTGCCGGGGCATACAGCTCGGCTACATTCCCTCTGTGCGCGCTGTGCGCATCGCTCAGCTATTCAGGCAAGGCGCAGAGGTTCGGGCCATCTACCAGGGGCTTAGGGGCAATGGCGGCTTGGTCCGTGTGGCTTTCGACGGGAACGATCCGGACCTTCCGCCCGACCAGTTCCGCGATCCCGAGCCGGACTTCTACCCGGACGAGGTGTACGACGACGAATGAATAATGTGCCCAGCACGGGCATCTTTTTACGTTGACATATGCCCGGATAGGGCACATACCGGCTTCAGCAGGGCACATCGCCCTCTGGAGATCACCCGTGACAGCAATCACGAAAATCCGCCCTCCCGCCATCGTCGATGATGGCCGCGACGGCTTCGACCTTACCACCTTCATGCAGGGCAATGGCATCCTGCGGATCGGTCGCTTTGACGACAATTTCAACGTCTACCTGACCGGCGACAAGATGGGCTGCGGCAAGACCGTAGGCGAGGCGTTCGCCAATGCGCGGGGGCAGGCATGACCGGCGCCGGCCACAACAACCCGCCCGCGTTCGAAGCTCACTCGCTTCACATCGAAGACCTGTTCGCCTTGGTGAACGGCACGACAGCCAGCGCCGTCGAAGATGACGAGACAGAGCAGGTACTCGACGGGCTGCTGGACGATCTACGCCAGGCCAAGAAGGATGCCGACACCGAGCGTGCCACCGAGAAGAAGCCGCACGATGACGCTGCCAAAGCTGTCCAGGCCAAGTGGAAGCCGCTACTCGATCGCTGCGACATGGCAGCACTCCAGATCAAGAGGCTGCTGACGCCCTATCGGGAAGGCAAGCAGCGCGCTCGCGACGAGGAAGCGCGGCAGGCACGCGAAGCTGCGGAACAGCAGCAGCGCGAGGCGCAGGAGGCTCTGCGCTCGTCCGACGACATGGAAGAGCGCTTCGAGGCAGAGCAGAAGCTCAAGGGCGCGAAGAAGCTAACCGCCGTGGCGAACAAGTTGGATCGCACCTCGATCGGTCTGCGCACCCGCTGGACGCATCGCATCGTCAGCCGGGGCGAGCTGCTGAAGCACGTCAAGGAACGCTATCCCGAGGATCTGGCTGACATGCTCAACGAGCTGGTGCGGCAGAAGGTCGCAGCCGGCGTGCGCGAGATGCCCGGCGTTGAAATTACCCCTGAGAAGCAGGCGGCTTAACCCCACCCCCTAGGAGAAAGTACAATGGCAATCATGGCGTCCGACAATGGCGGTGGCGGCGACTTCAGCCCCATGCCGCAGGGCAACCACGTAGCGGTCTGCAACTTGGTCGCGGATCTCGGCAAGCAGCGCACTGTCTCGCAGCAGTACGGCGAGAAGATCAAGCACCAGGTCTACATTCGCTGGGAAACCCCAGACGAGGTGATGGAATGGACCGATCGCGACGGCAACAAGCAGGCCGGCGCCAGGGTCATCGGCAAGACGTACACGGTCTCGCTGCACGAGAACGCGGCCTTGCGCGGCGATCTGGAAAGCTGGCGCGGACGTCCGTTCACTCGTGAAGAGCTTGCCGGCTTTGACATCTCGAAGTTGCTTGGCGTCCCCTGCATGGTCAACGTCACGCATGTCGAGAAGGGCGGCAAGACCTACGCGAACGTCGCCGCCGTCACCCCGCTACCTAAGGCGCTCAAGGATAACCCGCCCCGGTCCACGATCGGCCTACTGATCTACGACGAAGACAACGCCAGCGCCTATGATGACCTGCCCGAGTGGCTGCGCAAGAAGGTCGACGACCAGATCAAGGATGTCGTGATCTACCAGCAGAACAGTGGTGGCGGCGGGTTCGGCGACGACCTCGATGACGACATTCCGTTCTAAGGGGCGCGGTTGTGGCACTCCCTCGCCGGATACCTAAAGAGCGCAAGCGGTCCGACCGTTGGCGTTCTCCCGCCCACTGTACATGGATCAGGGGCTTTGCCTGCTGCAACTGCGGTTCGACCACCAACGTAATCGTCGCGCACGTTCGCATTGGCAGCCACACGGCCTTAGGCGCTAAGCCGGACGACTGGCGAACCGTTCCGCTCTGCGATGGCCCCTGGAGCGGTATCGACGGTCAGCCTGGCTGCCACAACCGGCAGCACGACATCGGCGAACGAACCTTCTGGAACCACTACGCCGGTACCAAGGGGCAGACCATCGACCAGCTTCTGGATGAACTCGCGAAGGCTTCGCCTCGAGCCGCAGAGATCAGGAACATACAACGGGAGCGTGGCGATGCCCGGAGCTGACAAGCCGCCTCTGGTCTTCGAGGTTCGCCTAGGCATGCTGCGGCCGGCGAACCGCGCAGCCGAGGAAGCTATGCGCGAGATCAAGGGCAAGGTGCGGGTCGAGATCAAGGGCGGCACGGCCAACCAGCGCCGCCGAGGTCTCTACTGGACAGTCGCCGCCCTAGTGGCGCCTCTCTTAAATGACCTGCACAAACTGACGCTCGACGAGCAGGATTTGCACGACATCACCCGCGACAAACTGCGTTTGTATGATGAGCAAGTGCTGCCATCAGGCGAGGTCTACCGACGACGGCGGTCCACCAGCAACCGCGCGATGAATGAGGCTGATCGCGCGGCCTTCACCGACAAGGCGCTTCAACTCTGGAGCACTTGGTGTGGCGTAGATGTCACGACGCTGAGAGAAGAAGCTCTTAACGCAGCTTAACCCTGAATTTTAAGCAAGATCGATTCGCCGGGCTGAAGAGCCACTGCTAGGTTGGCAGCCTGGGGCAGATTACCGCCCCAGGCTTTGCTCGGTTGAGCCGCCGTCTGTGCAACCCCTTTCTAGTTGAGAGGGAAGATCGCGACTAGCTGAGTTGAGCACCACCTCAACTTATTGATAAGGCTAGCGAATATGTCAAAAATAGGCTCTCAGAGCATCACCCCTCAGCAGTTCGAGTTAGACCTCAAAATTGAGGTTGAGCGTGAGGTGGATGGAATCGGTATGGGCGTGCTGAGCGATGGCTCGCCTTTTCTCAACATCCGCGGGCTTGCCGCCATGTGCGGCGTCGATCACTCGCTGATCACCAGGATCACTGCGGACTGGATCGCCACGCCACTAAAGCCTCGCGAGCAAAAGATTCGTGAGTTGGTGCGGGCGCAAGGCGCTGATGACAAAGTCGCCTTCATCGCTGTGGCGAAAAGTGGGACGATCAATCACATCGTCCCATCTGCCGTCTGCATGGCGGTGCTAGAATACTATGCATTCGAAGCAAAAACGTCGAATGACAAGGCCGCGCAAAGCTACCGCATCCTGGCGCGCAAGGGCTTTCAGCAGTTCATCTATGCTCAGGTCGGGTACAATCCGACTGGGGCGCCGAGCGTGGCGTGGCAGCAATTCCACGATCGCGTGGGCTTGTCCTATCATACCGTGCCAGATGGCTATTTCAGTGTGTTCAAGGAAGTAGCGGACATGCTGGTGACGCTGATCCGCCAAGGTGCCGAACTCGGAAATACCTTTATCCCGGACATCAGTGTTGGCATGGCTTGGTCGAAGTTCTGGAAAGCGGAAAACCTCGAAGTTATCTACGGACCCAGCAAGCAATACGAGCACAACTACCCGGCATACTTTCCGCAAGCGGCGTCTAACCCTCAGGCTCCCAAATGCTATCCTGACGATGCGTTGGGCGAATTCCGCAAGTGGGTTCGCGACCATTATATTCCTAAGCAGCTCCCTAACTACCTGCAGTCCAAGGTGAAGCAAGGCGAGCTGCCCGCGCCAAGCGCCACCGCTGCGATTGCAGCGTTCGGCGTCAAGAAGCTGACGAAAGCCAGCTAGCCGCACCAACCGGCACCGATCACCACCACGGCCGCTCAGGGAAACTTGAGCGGCCGTTTTCGTGTGGGAGGGTAGGGAAACGGCGGCGGAATAAATACACCCACATGGGGCACATTAGTTCTTTACATATGCCCCAACAGGGCACATAAGGGTCTCAACAGCAAAGCGCTGACGGAGACCTTCGATGCCCAACCAGGCAAGCCCCTTCCACCTTACCGACGCCGACATAGCGCGCCTCACCGAAGTGCAGGCCATGTGCCGCAAGTTCCGGTGTGACCCGGCTGCGAGCATCGAGCTTGAGCTTGCTCAGATGCACCAGCAGCACGACTACGCAAACCGTCCGATCCTGGGCGTGCCGAACAGCCTGAACACCATCGGCGACCGTGCATGGCTGAAGGCTTGGGAAGCTCGCCGCGAAGAGCACATGGCCGAAGCTCGCGTTGAGTGGGCACGTGTCACGGCTCCGGTGCTGGCAGAAGCGGCATGATGGACGCCAACTCATTCCGGCAAAAGCTGGCCGCAGTGATGCCTGGCTACGCTTGGACCGTGCATCGCCAGACGAAAGGCGGGCAATCGCTTACTGCGACGGGCATCCAGTCCAGCGGGTTCAATCGGCTTTCCACATTGGAAGTGCGCTGCTCCACTAAGAACGGGGTCGACTGGTACACCGCCCGCTCGGCAGGTTTTGGTCGCCGCGCAGAGTGGCTGCATGAGAATGGCGATGTAACCCTCGCTCGCGCTCTTCGGGGTTTGCAGACCCACTATCAGGATATGGCCAACAAGTATTTGCGCCATGCGCGCGACTTGGAAGCAGCGCGGCCTGCGGCAGTCACCAAGGCCATGGCAGCATGATCGGCCGTCCCGACGTGAACGCATGGGCGGTCAAGACACGGCACTTCCACGCACGCGAGCAGAGCGAAGACAGCCACGCCTGCGCGATCGAGGCCATGCACCTCGCAAATCACCTCGCCAGCCTTTCGCCCGAACGCCGGGCCCAACTCAACAAGGAGCAGGCAGCATGAACTTCCTTTTCCTCACCCGCCTTATCGACGACACCCCGAAGCCCCTTGCCATCAACGCTGATCAGATTGTCGCGCTCTACCCTGCGGTAGACTTCGATCACTCCGGAAACGCGACTGAGCTCGACGGCACGGACATCTGGACGACGATGATCGACGCTCAGGAGGGTACGTGCGCTTGGCGAGTAGTCGAGGACTACGGGATGGTCACGGGTATGCTCGCCGACCTGCGGAGGGAAGCATGATCTACGCCGAAGCCTCTTACGCTGGCCCCGACATGCGTGGCCGCGCCTTCGCTGCCCATCACTTCCAGCACATTGCCGATCGGGCCGAGCATCAGCGGCTTAAGCGGATTGCCCGGCGCTTCGGTGATCCCGCCAAGTACGGCAGCACCCCCACTGACACCGCAACGCTTCTCTGGCGCCTTGAGGCGAACGAAGCACTGGTGGGGAGGAAAGCGGCGTGACGACTGCAATCCTCAACCAGCCATGGGAAGACGTGGCCGACGATGTGACCGGCGCTATCGAGCAGGCGGTTCAGCCGCTCCTCAAGAAGGCGGTCGACGACATCTACGCCGGCTTGCTGGACGCCACGCAGGACTACCTCAAGGACAATCTGGCGTTCAACATTGCGAGCCGCATCAGCACGGCTGAGCGTGAGGCTTCGGATGCCCGTCGCCACAATGCGGACCTGCGCCGAGAGATCGAAGAGGCGCGTACAACGCTGTCGATCCTGCGCACCCAGGTCATGGTCGAGATCGGCCGCTGCCCAGATCCGAGCGAGAGCCGCTGGGACGGTGTGCCCGAAAAGCTGCGCCAGCGCTTGGACGCGATCGACGCCGTGCTCTCCACAGTTCGAGGTGCAGGATGACCGTCCCCACCTACACCCCGCTACACCGCCACCCCGGCGTTGTCCGTCAATTCGCAGCCGAGGCGAACCGCGATGTCCTGATCCGATTGGGGAAGGGTGTCTGCATGCTTGGCCTGGGCGTGCTGACCTGGATCGCGCTGATCGGTGGCGCAAAAGTCATGGTGTCGATGTGACCGCCCGCAGCATAGGGGAGCTACCTCTCTTCTGGGGTGCCTGGATCTTCGTCCTCGGGATGTCGAGCGGTGCGGTTGGCTACATCATGGGGCCGGCATCATGAGCCGCGGTGTCATCCTCGCCTGGACAGTCGGGGTCATGGTTTTCGGCACCTTCGTGGTGTTCCGCATCATCATTCCGAGCCTCGTCAATTCGCATAGCACACCAGCGCTCATCGGCGCGGTCCTGCTCGGGGCGGTCACTCTCACCGCAGATTTTCTGATCATCAAACAGGTTGGCTCGCTGTGGGCCGAAGCCGTCAAGGAGCACGAAAATGAAGAAGATTAAGCTCACCGCCCTTCTGCTGCTTGGCGTCGGCACCGCAGCTTGCACTCGCATCGAACCCGGCGAAGTTGGCGTGAAGGTCAATCGCTACGGCTCGGGCTCCGGTGTGGAGAATAATGCGGTCGGCGTTGGCACCTACTTCTCGCTCTGGGGTGTCGATTACATTCCGTACCCCGTTTCGACCCAGACCTATACGTGGTCACGCGGCGCGCAGAATGAAGATGGCACCACCACTTCCAATCAGGAGATTAGCTTCCAGGACAAGAACGGCTTGATCGTCTCGGCAGATGCCACGGTCGCCTTCCGGGTGAACCCCAAGCTCGCGCCCAAGCTCTACCAAATCTACCGCATGGATATGGAGGCGCTTGTCGCCGGCCCTATCCGTAACAAGGTGCGCTCCGAGATCGTCAAGGCGGCATCCACGATGACCGTCGAGCAAGTCTATAGCAGCGGCAAGACAGTGCTGATCAATCGCGCGCTCGCTGGCACCCGGCGCTACTTCGAGCCGATGGGCCTGAACGTCGATCAGCTTGAGTGGGCGGGCCCTATCCGCATCCCCGAGAACATTCAGGAGCGGATCAACGCCCGCGCGCAAACCGAACAGGCGGCAATCGCGGCACGAGCGCAAGTCGAGACCGAACGTGCGAAGGGTGAAGCGTCCGTGGCTAAGGCCACCGCAGAAGCGACCGCGCGCAAGATCCAGGCCGAGTCCGAAGCCAACGCGATCCGCACCCGGGCCGAAGCTATCGCGACCAACCAGAAGATTGTCGCCTACGAATGGGTGAAGCGCTGGAACGGGCAGATGCCGCAGACGGTCTACTGCTCGGCAGCGCAGCCCTGTGTGCAAGGGGGGCAATGATGGCCACCCACTCGCACGGCTTCACCATTCCGCACGTCCCATACGAGCCCCTCTGGCCTGCATGGCAAGAGCGCTATCACGCCCATGCCGACGAGATCGACGCGCGTGAGAACGAGGCTGCCATCGCCCGAGAGGCTGAGCGGGCTAGGGGCCAGATTGAAGGAGTGAGGGGTTGAGCGATTTTCCGTGCGCTCGCACCACCTACGAAGGTCTTGGGGGCTGGGCAGATGGCCGCTTGGGCCAAGCCTTCGACCTGATTGATGCCGTGTCGCGTGACCAGCATCCCGAACACGATAGCCGCGCCATGCTGAACAAGCTGATGGGCGACATCGAATCAGCCGACATCGAGATTGGGAGGTTCAAGTGACCGATACCTGCACCGTACCGCCTGAAGGCTGGGCCTGCACTCGTGCTGGCGGACACGATGGACCTTGCGCCGCTGTACCCGCTCAGGATGTCGATGGCACCCTTGAGAGCCTCGCCAGCTGCGCGACAATGCTCGAAACCTTCGGGCCTGAGTGCTTCCCGTCCGACGAGAACGGGCAGGTCCATTTCGCACGCGTGATGATGGACGTCACGGCTGCTGAAATCCGGTTCTTCCTCGCCCGCACGAAAGGCACCCCCGCATGACCGCGCCGGCCAATGATGCTCAACACCGCGCTTCCTATCACGAGAAGCGCGACGGTATCCTTCGGGTAGAAGGAGATGGCCGGTGTCGCTTTCTGACGTTGTGGGAGCGCATCGCGTACGCTTTCGGTGCTCGACCATGACCGCGCCGACCACCAAGCCCGTCGCGGATAGCGTAGAGGCGGCGGCGGAAGTGCTGAGCTACCGGGCGCTGGAATGTCAGGCGATTGTTCGTGTGATCCCACGGCAGAATGGAACGATGCCGTTCGATGTCGGCGCTAAGCTCTACGCATCCATGCCCTCCACCGATCAGGAGGGGCTGGTCGAGAAGGCCGCGCGTGAAGCCATCGTGTTGATCGACGAGATAAACGAGCGCCTGTCATCGCGGCAATTCTACGGCATCGGCCATACTACCCATGGCAAGCTCAGCACGATCAGGGCCACGCTTCAAGGCGCTCTCACCCGCGCCCGCCAGTCGGGAGCCGGCGCATGATGCACTCCCAAGCCATGCGCAACGTCGATCCGCCCCTCTCCAAGCATCGCCCTGGCCTCCTACGCTACTGCATCCTTAGCGCGCTGGTGGCGATCGGGTTTGCTGTGATGGTGTTCTGCACTGTTGGGCCGGGGGCGGTATGAGCCAGAACACAAGCTCAGCAGTCGTGCAGCAACGGCGCGAGGCAAAGGACTCGCTCGACGACTTTCCGACACCGCCCTGGGCAACGCGCGCGCTCTGCAGCTGGCTGCGATCGGAAGGCCACGAGATCGAAGGTCTGATCTGCCGCGAGCCGGCTGCAAATCGCGGGCACATGGTCAAGCCGCTGATGGAGTATTTCTACCAGGTCGAAGCGGCGGATGCCTACGACTACGGCGCCGGCTATCCGGTGCAGGATTACCTGTTCGGCACAATGCCGGCGCCGGTCGACTGGACGATCACCAACCCGCCGTTCCGGCTCGCCGAGCAGTTCATCGAACGCGCACTGGCGACCAGTGGCGGCGTGGCGATGATCGTGCGCGCGGCCTTCCTGGAAGGGCAGGGGCGATTCCAGCGGCTGTTCGCCAAGACCCCGCCGAGCCACGTCCTGCAGTTCACCGAGCGCGTTGTAATGCACAAGGGCCGGCTAGCCCCAGAGGGATCAACCGCGACCGCCTATGCCTGGCTCGTATGGGCCAATCGCGAGGGCGATACGAAACTGCGCTGGATCGCGCCGTGCCGGAAGAAGCTTGAGCGCGCCGGAGACTATCCCGCGCCCGACACCCCTGACCACCCCAACCACACACAAGAGCAGGCGCAATGACGGTCCATCCCACCGACCTACAGCGCAAGTTCGAGAAGAAGCTCGACCAGCGCAAAACGATCCAGCTGTCTCCCGAGGAGCAGGATCTACTTGTCGAATGCGGAGCCTACGATGCCATCGTGAAGGCAGCTCAGGATTTCAGGAAGAAGCAATGCCGAGAACGAAGCGCCCGAAACCGCTCTATCAGCGGGGCATCTTCAAGCTCTACCCCCGCGCGGGCCGGAACCATGAAATTGTCTGGTACGACGAAACCGCCCAACGCGAACGAAGCGTTAGCGCGGGCTCAGCAGATGTTGAAGTAGCCAAGCTCGCGCTGGACCGGCGCTACCTTTCCGAGAACGGTACGCACTTCTGCCCAACGTGCGGCAAGGAAACGAACGGTGAGACCGCGGTTCTCCTGCTCAACGCGATCACCGACTACATGATCAAGAGCGAGGGGCAGGCAGGCTACAAGCGCTCGACGAAGTCCCGCCTGGCGCATGTCATCCGCTATGTCGCCGAGACGGACCCGAGCGTAACCCTGCCGGCCGTCAACGAGGCTTGGATCGCCAGGTTCCGCAAGTGGTTGCTCGCTAAGCCGGTAACCAATCACGCCGGCACGGTGTCACGCGATCGCACTTTGGGCGGTGTGGAGGGCTGCGTTCTTCAGCTCGCAGCGGTGGTCAACGCCGCACCTGGGTATGAGGCGCAGTTCAAGGCGAAGTCGGTCAAGGAGGCCGCGCAGTCGCCGACCTATCGCGCGAGCGTTGACACGCTGGCAGAGATGTTCCGGTTCTGCATCGATCCGCCCGTGCCTACCGGCGGCGTGGCGTCGCGCGGCCGGGGTTGGACAGACAAAGAGCGCGCCATGGTCATCGCTACTCGCGAGAACCTACTTCGCTATCTGCGCGCCGCAGTCGCCACATGGTCGCGTCCTGATGCGATCTACGACTTGAAGGCGAAGGGCCAATGGCTGCGTGAAGCTGGCGTTTTGAACCTGAACCCACCCGGTCGCCCGCAGACGAAGAAGTTCCGGCCTGCCATCCCGGTCGCGCGCCAGTTCGCGCCTTGCCTCGATGAAGCCATGAGCAGGGACAATTACCTGCCGGTCTCGACGATCCATCATGGCTGGGCATCGATGCGCAAGCACCTTGGACTGCCGGGCGGTGGTGAGGCGGGGCAGAAGCTTATCCGCCGGTCGATGGCGACAATCTGCCGCAGAATCATTGGCGAGGCGAACTGGACGCAGGGCGAGATGATGCTCGGGCATCGCAAGGCGAGCATTTCGGACATTTACGCCATCCCGGACCCGGCCAATCTCGGCCTCGCTTTGGCGGCGACCGAGAGCGTCATTGACCAGATCGAATCGCGTGTTCCGGGGGCCTTTACCGCGCGGTTACCGCACGTCACGACTTCCGGTGTTGTTCTAAAGGTGGTATGAAAGCCCAGATTTCTGAGGGTTAGAGCGCTGGAGCGGGTGAGGGGAATCGAACCCCCGTATTCAGCTTGGGAAGC